GAAGATCTGGTTTTTCTTTTATGTCATCAGCTGAAACAGTTAATCAAGCTACAATATCTACAGATGCAAGGTTTGGTATATTATCTAAAACAGGTGCTGATGCTAAAAAAATGTTTACCGACAAAGTTGTACCTATATCAATTAACTACCCGTTTTTCTTTAGTCCTATTCAAGATGGTATGGATCGGCCTAAATCAGAACTTGCTTATAGAGTACCTGCGTCTAAGTTTACTAGAAAGAAGATCACGACAAACGAAAAGCTTGAAGAAATAGAAGGGTTAGATACAACTATAGACTGGAAAAATACAGGTGACAATAGCTATGACGGTGAAAAACTAAAGCTTTTAGTACACGATGAAAGTGGTAAGTGGGAAAGACCTGACAATATATTAAATAACTGGCGTGTTACAAAAACATGTCTACGACTAGGAAGTAGAATTATAGGTAAGTGTATGATGGGATCAACATCAAACGCTTTAGATAAAGGAGGTGATAACTTTAAAAAATTATACAATGCTTCAGATGTTACAAAACGAAACAGAAATGGACAAACAGCGTCTGGTTTATATTCTCTTTTTATCCCAATGGAGTGGAACTATGAAGGATTTATTGATGAGCACGGAAGTCCAGTCTTCGATAATCCGGACCATGATGTCTTCGACCCCCAAGGAGAGTTAATAGATATAGGTGTTGTAGAAAACTGGCAAAATGAAGCTGATGGTTTAAAAGGTGATCAAGATGCTTTAAACGAATTTTACAGACAGTTTCCAAGAACTACTGAGCATGCGTTTAGAGATGAAGCCGTTGGAAGTATATTTAATCTAGTTAAAATATACGAGCAAATAGATTACAACGAAGAAATGACTAGATCTTTAGGTGTTACTGTAGGAAACTTTCAATGGGTAAACGGTATTAAAGATTCTAAAGTTATATTTTACCCAGATAAAAAAGGTAGGTTTAAAGTTAGCTGGGTGCCACCAGTACACATTCAAAATAAAGTTGTAATAAAAAAAGGCGTTAAACACCCAGGCAATGAACATATGGGTGCGTTTGGTTGTGATAGTTACGATATATCAGGAACTGTTGATGGTGTTGGTTCTAAAGGTGCTTTACACGGTTTAACTAAGTTTAGCATGGAAGATGCTCCAGCCAATAGCTTTTTCTTAGAGTACTTAGCAAGACCACAAACCGCAGAAATGTTTTTTGAAGATGTTTTAATGGCTTGTGTTTTTTATGGAATGCCTATACTTGCAGAGAACAATAAACCTCGTCTACTGTATTATTTTAGAAGAAGAGGTTATAGAGGTTTTAGCATGAACAGACCTGATAAAATATGGAACAAATTATCTGTAGCAGAAAAAGAAGTTGGTGGAATACCCAACTCAAGCGAGGATATAAAACAAGCTCATGCCGCAGCTATTGAAATGTATATACAATCTCACGTGGGCATGAAACAAGATGGATCGTTTGGTGATTGTTATTTTAACGAGCTATTAAATGATTGGTCAAGGTTTGATATAAATAAAAGAACAAAGCATGATGCTTCTATTAGCTCTGGTTTAGCTATTATGGCTAACAACAGACATTTATATGCACCAAACGCAACAGTAGAAAAACCAAAACTAAATATAAGTATTGCTAAGTATTCAAACAATGGTAGTACATCTAAACTAATCAAAGAATAAATATGGCTGAGTCGTTTATGAATAATTATTTCCCAAGCCAAGTCGTTAGTGATTTGGAAAAAATGAGCTATGATTATGGCTTAAAAGTTGCTAAAGCTATTGAAAATGAATGGTTTTATTCAGACAGAGGCTCTAATAGAGCAAGAACAAACCAAACTAATTTTCATAAATTAAGACTTTATGCTAGAGGAGAACAACCTGTACAAAAATATAAAGATGAGTTATCTATAAATGGTGATTTGTCTTATCTTAATTTAGACTGGAAACCAGTACCTATTATACCTAAGTTTGTTGATATTGTTGTTAATGGTATTGCAGATAGAACTTATGATGTAAGAGCATATTCTCAAGATCCTTTTGGTGTTAGTAAAAGAACTGAATATATGGAGTCTTTACTAAACGACATGAGAACTAAAAAAATTAGCGAGTTTACTGAACAAGCTTTTGGTATGTCTTTATTGAACAATTATAAAGAAGAATTACCAGACTCAAAAGAAGAACTAGATCTTCACATGTCACTAACATATAAGCAAGCTGTAGAAATAGCAGAAGAACAAGCTTTAAATGTTTTGCTAGAAGGTAACGATTACGAGTTAACTAAAAAAAGATTTTATTACGATTTAGCTGTGTTAGGTATTGGAGCTGTTAAAACAAACTTTAATACATCTGAAGGAGTAACTATAGACTATGTTGATCCAGCTGATTTAGTTTACTCTTATACTGAATCACCTTACTTTGATGACATATATTATGTTGGCGAGGTAAAAATGATACCTATAAACGAGTTAGTAAAACAATTTCCTAATCTTTCTCAAGAAAACTTAGAGGACATAGTTAAAAACAAAAACCATCACAAAACTAACTACCACAACACTAATCATAATTTAAACGAAGACGATAATAATAAAGTTCAAGTTTTATATTTTAATTATAAAACTTATATGAATGAGGTTTACAAAGTAAAACAAACCGGGGCTGGTGGTGAAAAAGCTATAGAAAAAAACGATACATTTAATCCTCCTAGAAATTTAGACGGAGATTACGAAAAACTAGAAAGATCAGTAGAGTGTTTATACGAAGGCGCTATGATATTAGGTAGTGAAAAACTACTTAAGTGGGAGATGTCTAAAAACATGATGCGTCCTAAAAGTGATTTTACAAAAGTAAAAATGAATTACGCTATTACCGCTCCAAGAATTTATAATGGAAACATAGAGTCTTTAGTTGGCCGTATAACTGGTTTTGCTGATATGATACAGCTTACACATTTAAAGCTACAACAAGTTTTATCTAGAATGGTTCCAGATGGTATATATTTAGACGCTGATGGTTTGGCTGAAATAGATTTAGGTAATGGAACAAATTATAATCCACAAGAAGCTTTGAACATGTTTTTTCAAACGGGTTCAATAATTGGTAGATCATTTACTTCTGAGGGAGATATGAACCCAGGTAAAATACCTATACAAGAAATACAATCAGGATCTGGTAGTGGTAAAATGCAAAGTTTAATACAAACTTACAACTATTATTTACAAATGATAAGAGATGTAACTGGTTTAAACGAAGCTAGAGATGGTAGCACTCCAGATAAAAACGCTTTGGTTGGTGTTCAAAAACTAGCAGCAGCTAATTCAAACACAGCCACAAGACACATACTACAATCAGGTTTGTTTTTAACAAAAGAGGTTTGTAATTGTTTATCTTTAAGAATATCTGACATATTAGAATACTCACCAACAAGAGATGCGTTTATACAACAAGTTGGTGCTCACAACGTAGCCACATTAAAAGAAATGTCAGAGCTTTATTTGTATGACTTTGGTATATTTATAGAGTTAAGTCCAGACGAAGAACAAAAAGCAATGCTAGAAAACAATATACAAGCTGCAGTTGCTCAACAAGCTATAGACTTAGAAGACGCAATAGATCTTAGAGAAATTAAAAATGTTAAATTAGCTAATCAATTGCTAAAAATAAGACGTAAAAAGAAAAAACAAGAAGACCAAAGAATACAGCAAGAAAACATAAAAGCACAATCAGAAGCAAATATAAACGCTCAAAACGCTGCTGCAATGATGGAGGTTAAGAAAAATGAAGCTGTTACAATGAGTCAAATGCAACTAGAAGAAGCTAAAGCAGGTTTAGCATCTAAAGCTCTAGAACAAGAAGCCGCTATAAAGAAAGATTTAATGGATCATGAATTTCAATTAAATATGCAGTTGAAAAAAATGGAAACTCAATCAACAAATTCAAAAGAATCTAACAAAGAAGACCGTAAAGATCAAAGAACAAAAATTCAAGCTACTCAACAAAGTGAGATGATTGATCAAAGAAATAACCAAAAACCACCTAAAAACTTTGAGCAAGCAGGTAATGATAACTTGGGCGGTTTAAGTATTTAAAAATTATTAACTATTATTATATTATATTATGGAAGAAAAAAATGAAGTAGTTGAAGAAACTACAAAGCAAAAACCTATTGTTGACGATAAAGTTGACAAAATAAAAATAAAAAAGAAAATCAAAAAATTTACTCCAGAAGAAGATTACAAAGTAGATTTAAACAAACCGCCAACACCAAAAGAAGAAAATGAAGTTAAAGAAGATAACCCTGTCGACAAGGGAGTGGTTACAGAGCTTGATAATGCCGAGTCCACAGAAAAACAAGAAGAAGTACAACCGGAAGAACAAACACAAGAAGAAACGCCAGTATTAGAAGAAATAACTGAAGAAGAAGAAGTTAAAGAGCAAGCAGAAGAATTAACTGAACAAGTTGAAGAAGCTGTGGCTGAAGCTCAACAAACTGGTAAACCTTTACCTGAAAATTTACAAAAAGTTGTAGATTTTATAGATGAAACTGGAGGTACTTTAGAAGATTACGTAAACATTAATCAAGATTATTCTAAATTAGACAATGATACATTGTTAAGAGAGTTTTACAAACAAACAAAACCGCATTTAGATAATGAAGAAATTAGTTTCTTAATGGAAGATCAATTTTCTTATGACGAAGAAAATGATAACGAAAGAGAAATAAGAAGAAAAAAATTAGCATTAAAAGAGCAAGTTGCCGATGCTACTCGCCACTTAGACGGGCAAAAGTCTAAATACTATGAAGAAATCAAAGCTGGATCAAGGCTAACGCAAGATCAACAAGATGCTATAAGTTTCTTTAATAGGTACAACGAAGAATCAGAAGCAAACAACAAAGTTGCTGAAAAAGGTAAATCTGTATTTTTACAAAAAACAAATGACGTGTTTGGAAATGAATTCAAAGGTTTTGACTTCAAAGTTTCAGACAAAACGTTTAGATTTAATGTAAAAAATGTTGATCAAGTTAAAACTTCTCAAAGTGATATTAACAATTTTGTTTCTAAATTCACTAACAAAGAGAGCGGTTTAATGAGTGATGCTAAAGGTTATCATAAATCCTTATACGCAGCCATGAATCCAGATGCTGTTGCAAGTCATTTTTACGAACAAGGTAAAGCAGATGCTTTAAAAAGTAGTGTTGCAAGATCTAAAAACGTAAGTATGACACCTAGACAATCATTCAGTACAAATGAAACTGATGGTTTAAAAGTAAGAGCACTAGATGATGCAACTCCTGATTTTAAGTTTAAGTTCAAAAATAAAAATAAATAATAAATTTAAAAATAAAAACAAATGGCATTAACACCAGGAGGTAGTTTAAATGTAACGCCAGCTTCAATAAAAGCTACGTTAAATACAAACTATCTAGATTTTACGGGTACTACGGACACAACGTGGGCTCAACAATTTTTACCAGATCTTATGGAAAAAGAAGCTGAAGTTTTCGGTAACAGAACAATTTCAGGATTTCTTTCACAAGTAGGAGCTGAAGAGAGCATGGCAGCTGATCAAGTTGTATGGTCTGAACAAGGTAGATTACACTTGACTTACACGTGTACAGTTACAACTGCTGCAAGTAATTTAATAACAATTAACGATCATATTGATACTAACGCTGTTTACGCTGCTGCGTCTCACGGTATTAGAATTGGTGATACAGTTATTTTATCAACAGCAACTAAAACTGTTAAAGGTGTAATCACTGCGCTACCAGGAGCTGAAACACTAACTGTTGCTCCTTATAACTCTAATGACTTAGCTGATACTAGAATTGGTATGGCTGATGCAGATACTGCCGTTATTATGGTTTATGGTTCTGAATTTGCAAAAGGAACTGCTGGTCAAACTACAGCTAACGAGCCTTCTTTCAAGTCTTATAGCAACAAGCCAATTATAATTAAAGATTACTACGAAGTGTCAGGTTCTGATACATCTAAAATCGGTTGGGTTGAAGTTTCAGGTGAGCAAGGACAAAATGGTTACTTATGGTACTTAAAAGCTGAAGGTGATACTAGAGCTCGTTTTAACGACTACTTAGAAATGTCAATGATTGAATCAGTAAAAGGTTCTAACGACAATGTTGTAGATACTTATTTAGATAACGCAGGTGGTTCTGTTGGTACTGAAGGTATGTTTGCTGCTATTGAAAGTAGAGGTAACATTACTACAGGAGTTGATGGAGTTGACGTTGTTACAGATTTAGCTGAGTTTGATTTAATACTAGCTGAGTTTGATAAGCAAGGTTCTATTGAAGAAAACATGTTATTCTTAAACAGAAAAACATCTCTTGCTTTTGACGATATGTTAGCTTCTGTTAACGGTGGTTACGCAGGTGGTGCTTCTTTTGGAGTTTTTGAAAACGAAGAAGACATGGCGTTAAACTTAGGTTTCTCTGGTTTTAGAAGAGGTTCTTACGACTTTTACAAGTCTGACTGGAAATATCTAAACGACAAAGGAACTAGAGGATCTATCAATGATAAAGACACTGTTGGAGCTGTTAGAGGTGTTATTATCCCAGCTGGTGTATCTTCTGTTTATGATCAACAATTAGGTAAAAACCTAAAAAGACCATTCTTACACGTTAGATATAGAGCTTCTAATTTAGAAAGTAGAAAAATGAAAACTTGGACTACTGGATCTGTTGGAGCTGCTACTTCTGATATTGATAAGATGGGAATTCACTTCTTATCAGAAAGATGTCTTATTGTACAGGGTGCTAACAATTTCATGATGATGAAATAAGCATTATTTATTAAAGAACCGGGGCTTCGGCCTCGGTCCTTTTATTTTATTAATTTATATTATATTATATTATGGCTAAAAAAACAAAAACAAAAGATTCATACCAGGGAGATCCTGGAGATGAGCACGTAGAAAAAGTAGTAACACCGGTTATGGAAACTCCAAAACCAAAAATAAAAGTTGAACCTAAAAAACCAACTTGGGAAATAAAAGATAGGTTATACAAATTATCAGGGGATGTAAAGCCTTTATCTTATGTTTTAAAAACATCAAACATTTATTATTTTGATGAAGAAAAAGGATACGAAAGAGAGTTAAAATGTACGACTAATCAAAGAACAAACTTTGTAGACGAAATGAAAGGAGATAAAAGAGCAGACCATGTTATATTTAGAGATGGTGTTTTGTTCGTAGAAAGAGAAAAAACAGTTTTACAACAATTACTTTCTTTATATCACCCGCATAAAGGACAAGTTTATTATGAACACAAACCTCAAGATATTGCTGTTGATCAAGTAGCGTCTATAGAAACAGAAATAGAAGCTTTAAACGAAGCAATGAACATGGACATTGATATGGCAGAAGCTATCATGCGTGTTGAGGTTGGTTCTAAAGTATCAGAGATGAGTTCTAAAGAGCTTAAAAGAGATTTATTATTATATGCTAAAAGAAATCCAGGTTTGTTCTTAGAGTTAGTTGATGATGAAAATGTTGTTCTTAGAAACTTTGGTATTAAAGCAACAGAAATGGGAGTATTAAAGTTGTCAGCAGATCAAAGAACATTTACTTGGGGATCTAACGATAGAAAACTAATGAATGTACCGTTTGACGAGCATCCATATTCAGCTTTAGCAGCTTGGTTTAAAACTGATGAAGGTATGGAAATATACACAAACATAGAAAAACAATTGAAGTAAAAACCTTGTAGAAGCGGTCGCTCTACGGGGCGACTGCAAACTACAAAACAAAAAAAAATATGGCGGTAAACATAGATACAGTATATCAAAGAGTTTTAGCTTTGGCTAACAAAGAACAAAGAGGTTACATAACACCTCAAGAGTTTAATCTACATGCTAATCAAGCTCAGATGAATATATTTGAGCAATATTTTTATGATATACATCAATTTCAAGCTACGTCAAAAGGAAACAGTACTACCTATTCTGATATGATAAGTATACTAGAAGAAAAAATAAGTTTGTTTGAAAAGTACGGTCAAGATTTAGCTAGTAACAATAGCAACTCAGGTCAGTTACCAACTGATCTTTATAGATTAGGACAACTACAGTTTGGTAATAGTTTTGAAGATTCTGTTGTTGTAGAAAAAGTAAACACTAACGAAATAAACTTGTTGTTAAATTCTAACTTAACAGCGCCAACATTAGAAAGACCAGTATATGTAAGAGCTGCAAATAGCACAGTATATGATATAGAAATATACCCAACAACAATGGCCGCAAGTAACCGCATGGACAATGTTAGTGTTAACTATATTAAAAAACCAACAAAAGCAGAGTGGGCTTACGTGGTTGTTGGTGAAAAAGCTTTGTTTAATTCTAATTTAGCAGTTGACTTTGAACTTCACGCATCTGAAGAAGAAAGTTTAGTTATAAATATATTAGAGCTAGCGGGTATAACTATAAATAAAGTAGGTTTAGTACAAGTAGCTTCTAACATGGAGGCTAAAAACCAACAACAAGAAAAACAATAATAAATGGGATTACTAGACAATCAAACTCAAGCTCAATACCAAGCAAGTGGAAATCTTGGAGGCTATCAATACACTTCTCTTAAGGATATAATTAACAATTTTTTAATTGCTTATGTTGGAGAAAATAAATTAATAGGCAAGGTAAAAAGAACAGATGTTGCGTTTTATGCTCAAAGAGCTTTAGCTGAATTAAGTTATGATACTTTAAGGTCTAAAAAATCTCAAGAAATAGAAGTTCCACCATCTTTAAAAATGATGTTACCTCAAGATTACGTTAACTATGTTAAGTTAACTTGGGTTGATGGAAGAGGTGTAGAGCGCGTTTTATACCCAGCGCAGCATACTAGTAACCCTAAAGCGATTGTACAAAGCACAGTTGATGGTTCTTATACTTTAAGCAACGATGAGCTTCAATACCAAGCTGAGTCAGACACTTGGGCAGCTTTTAAACTAAACTCACCTAACGAACTTTCAAACCTTGACTCGGACACAGATGTTACTGATAGCATTCATAGCGGTAGATTTGGTTTATCCCCACAACAAGCACAAATGAATGGTAGTTTTTTTATAGATAATGTTGATGGTTATATACATTTTAGCTCTAATATTAATGGAAAAACAGTTACTTTAAAATATGTTAGTGATAACTTGGGTGCAGATGGAGATCAAGTTGTGCATAAGTTTGCTGAAGAAGCTATGTATAAGTTTATAGCTTACTCTATAGTATCAACTTCACCTACAATACAAGAACATGTTGTTAGAAGGTTTAAAAAAGAAAAGTTTGCAGCTACAAGACAAGCCAAATTAAGACTATCAAATATAAAACTAGAAGAAATAGCTCAAGTAATGAGAGGTAAGTCTAAACAAATAAAACACTAGTATATGCCAGAGTTAAAGCGCAATTTTACCGCAGGTAGAATGAATAAAGATCTTGACGAAAGATTAGTTCCAAATGGTGAATATAGAGATGCAATGAACATTGAGGTTTCAACTTCAGAAGACTCTGACATTGGGACTATACAAACAACATTAGGAAATACTAAAAAATCTGACGTAACAGGATCAACAACCGCTTTTACCATTGCTTCAATAGCTGATATACAAACAAATAAAATATACTCTTTAATACATAATGATCCCTCTGACACATCTGAAGGTGTTACAAGAGATATGATAGTAGAGTATGATCCTATAACAGAAACAAATAAATATGTTTTTGTAGACATTTGGAGAGTTAAAACAAAAATAAACATTTCTAATGGTGGTGCTGTTAAGTTTTTGTACATAAGTCTTGGAGCTGGTAGCAGTACAAACAACGTTACTGGAATTAGAAAAGGCATGAGTATAACTGGAGTGTTTAACAGTGTTTCGATTAACGCTAATGATGATATAGTTGTTGATAGAGATCCTGAGTACGACTCTACAACTAACAGTTGGAAAATAACTTTAAACAAAAAATTACAAACTTTAGCTAATGATGTTATAGTTTTTAAAGCTAGAAGAACTTTGAATTTTTCAAGAACTTATCTTGTTACTGGTATAAACATAATTGACGACATGTTGTTCTGGACAGATGGTAATACTGAGCCTAAAAAAATAAACATTATAAGATCAATAAAAGGTACAGGTGGTAATGTTGTTTTAAACTCAAACCCTAATAATACTTTTACTGGTGACAATTTTAATTATCACACTAGACTTGTTATAGAAGATTCTTCACAAACAACTGGTTACAAAGTTGTTGCTAACAGATTACTTACAAATCCAATATTTGCTGAACAACAACACTTAACAGTTCTTAGACCAGCACCTCAATCTACTTTAGAGTTAGAAATGTCTAGAACAACATACAATAGAGCTAATCCAATTACTGGTGTTACCAACAGAACAAACGCTACAGCTCTAATTCAGTTTTACTCTAGTTCAACTACTCTTCTTCAACCAACGGTTGGATCCGCGACTTCAACAACAATAAACATTACTTTTGACCAAGCGCCTGATTTTAGATTAGGTGATGTAATAATTCTTACAAATGAACTTGGTTCGGCAAGTGCAACTAACTTTACTGAATACAAGGCAAGACTTCAGGTAAGTGGAGTACCTCAAAACAACGGTCCTAGTAATTTACAATTAGGTATTTTTGAATTTAAGCTATTAGCAGTAAGTCAAGATTTAAACTTTGTTGCTAATGGAGAAACATTTTTTTGTTTGCTAGAAGAAAAACCATCTATATTTGAATTTAAATTTCCTAAATTTAGTTATAGGTACAAGTACACGGATGGAGAGTACTCTGCTTTTGCACCTTGGTCTGAAGTAGCTTTTTTACCTGGAAGTTTTAATTACGAACCAAAACACGGTCATAATAAAGGTATGGCTAATCATTTAAAAACTTTAAAATTAAAAAAATACGTACCAGAACCTGGTGCTGAAAATGGAACAGG